GCCAAGTGTGCATCTCCGCGAAATTCCCAATTTGTAAAATTCAAGGTTTCCGCGGTTTTTGACTATGCTTAATCTATGACTGACCTACGCATTGAAACTGTAAACATAGACAGCCTTACTCCTGATCCTGCAAACGCTCGAAAGCATGACAGCAAAAACTTAAAGGCAATAACTGATTCACTTAAATTATTTGGCCAACGTAAACCTTTAACTGTTACACCTGACTCAATAGTTGTAACTGGAAATGGAACGCTTGAAGCTGCTAAGTCTTTAGGCTGGACAGAAATTGTAATTGCTAGAACTCCTGTTGGTTGGCCTTATGAAAAAATCCGCGCTTGGGCCTTAGCTGATAATCGAACAGCAGAACTTGCAGAATGGGATGATAAAGTTCTTTCTGATCAGTTACTGGAACTTGATGCAAACGGTTGGGAACTTGAAGAGTTAGGTTTTGTTTCTTTACAGCCACCGCTTGGTGAAGGCAGTCAAGACAGCACTAGAGAAATAGATGTTGAAGATTGGAAGTTTGCTCACAAGTGCCCTAAATGCAATTTTGAATTTAATGACTAATAAGCATTCTTGGTTGCTTAGCGATCTAGACAAAGTTGCAAAAAATAACTTTAATGTTTTTAGCACCTTTGCTTGTGGTGGCGGCTCAAGCATGGGTTACAAACTTGCAGGATTTACTGTAATTGGAGCAAATGACATTGATCCACAAATGCGTAGACATTATGAAAAAAATCTGAAGCCTAAGTATTTTATAGAAGCGCCAATTAAAAAAATGCTTGAAATGAATTTACCGGAAGAGTTGTTTAATCTTGACATTCTTGATGGCTCACCACCTTGTTCTAGTTTCTCAATTGCTGGAAACAGAGAAAAGGATTGGGGCAAAGAAAAGCACTTTAGAGAAGGTCAATCAATCCAAGTCTTAGATGATTTATTTTTTGATTTTTTACAGGTTGCAGATTTACTAAGGCCTAAAGTAATTATTGCTGAAAACGTCAAGGGTTTAATAACTGGAAATGCTAAAGGCTATCTGAAACTAATTATTGCAACATTGAATGAGATGGGTTATACGCCACAAGTTTTTTTACTAAATGCTGCTTTCTGTAATGTTCCGCAACGAAGAGAAAGAGTTTTTATTTGTGCGGTGAGAAATGATGTATCAGATAAAAAACTAGAGTTAAATACAAACAATGAAGAAATTACTATTTCAGAAGCTACTTCTGACTTAACAACTCCAGCAGATAGTTACTTGTTCCCAGATAAAAAAACCTTATGGTACAAATACTGGTTAGAAACTAAGCCGGGAGAAAGTTTCCAAAAAGCATTCCAAAAATACAACCCGGGAAAATCTGGTTGGTTTACAGCAATGAAACACGCCCCAGATAAACCTGCTTTCACAATTGTTTCGGGTAGTCATCATTCTCATTGGGAAGAACCTAGAAGATTTACCCCGGCAGAACTGATTAGAATTGGTTCTTTCCCTGATGATTATTGGTTTGAGAATAGACAGATGCCACAGTATTTAATCGGCATGAGTGTTCCACCTAAGATGACAGAATTAGTTGCAAAAGCAGTTTTAGACACTTGGTTAATTGAGGATTAAAAAATGGCTCCACGTGGCAGACCACCAAAACCAATTGAACAGAAAAGACTTACTGGTAATCCGGGCAAGCGCACACTTCCAGACCAGAAAGAACTGGTGCTGTTACCTTCTGCCTATTCAATCCCTGAACCTAATCGCCCACTAGGTAGTGCAGGCAAAGAACTTTGGGATCGCATTTGGGGCATGGGTCAAACATGGCTAAGCCCATTAACTGACATTGAGATTCTGTTAATGACTTGCGAGCTACTGGATGAACGCCGCAACTTGCGTATTCAGGTTTTACAAAACAACAGACCAGATGAACGCAAAGCGTTGCGCGATCTAGACCGCCAGCTAGTTGCTAACTTGTCGCTTCTAGGATTCACACCAACAGACCGTTCAAGGCTAGGTGTAGCTGAAGTTAAACGCGCTTCTAAACTTGAGGAACTAAAATCTCGTGCCAGCCAAAATTGAGTCATGGCCGCCAACATTACTCACACCTGTAAACAAGGCTGCGCTTAATAAGTCGCGTGGTTGGGAAGTATCAGAGTTCATAGATACCTTTGCAATTCAAACTAAGGAAACTGTTGCAGGTTATGCAGGTGACAAGATGCAACTCCGCGCATGGCAACACGAACTAATGCGCCATCTGTTTGCCGTTGGAACTGACGGAAAGTTTAGACACCGCACCGCACTAATTGGAATGGCACGAAAGAACGGCAAGAGCGCACTCGGTTCTGGTATTGGTCTTTGGTCACTAATCATGGGGCCTAATGGTGGTGAAGTTTATTCTTGTGCAGCTGATAAGGATCAGGCGCGTATTGTGTTTGCTGATGCTAAGCGAATGATTGAAGCAGAACCTGAACTAGCTGAACTTTGCAATGTGTATCGTGATGCCGTAGAAGTACCTGCGACTGGTTCTGTGTATCGCGTTCTATCTAGTGAAGCGTTTACTAAAGAAGGCTTATCGCCCACAATGGTTATCTTTGATGAACTACACGCCGCGCCTAATCGTGAACTCTTTGATGTTATGCAACTTGGAATGGGTGCAAGGCGTGAGCCAATGCTTATAGGTGTGACAACAGCAGGCGTACGCGCTGATTCATCTGGTCAGGATTCCATTGCATACAGCCTGTATCAGTACGGTAAGCGCGTAGCACAAAAGGAAATAGTAGATACCAGTTTCTTTATGGCTTGGTGGGAAGCGCAACCTGATGCAGACCACCACCTAGAACTAACTTGGAAACAAGCTAATCCTGCCTACGGTGATTTGAATGATCCTAAAGATTTTGAAGCAATGGTTAAGCGAACACCAGAAGCAGAGTTTAGAACTAAGCGGTGCAACCAATGGGTAAGTAGTCAGACCGCATGGCTACCTAACGGCGCGTGGGAATCGCTCGAAATTCAGCGTGAAATTTCACCCGATACACCAGTTGTCTTGGGCTTTGATGGATCGTTTAGTGGTGATGCTTCCGTGATCATTGGCGTTACTTGTGAAGAACAGCCCTATGTCTTTATGGTTAAGGCGTGGGAGAAACAGCCTGAAGATGATGATGAATGGCGCGTAGATATTCTGGATGTAGAAAACACAATTATTGAGTTCTGCACTACGCACAATGTGAGAGAAATTGCGTGTGACCCGTTCCGTTGGCAACGCACAATGCAGGTATTAGATGAAGCAGGATTCCCAATAGTTGAATGGCCTTCGACTTCACCGGCTCGCATGGTTCCAGCGTGTGCAAAGTTCTATGATGCGGTGGTATCAAACAAGCTGACACATGATGGTAATCCGCTATTGCTTAGGCACTTACAGAACGCAGTAGTTAAGACTGATCGGCTAGGGCCACGCATTGTGAAAGAACACAGAGGTTCACCACGAAAGATAGATGCTGCCGTTGCTAGTATCATAGGATTTGATAGGGCAACTGTTTCAAGAGAAGAACCCGTTGTGCCACAGTTCTTTAGTTTCTAGGAGTTTGCGTTGATCCCAACTATTCTGCAAGTAGTAGGTCTGGCAATAATCTCAATAGGACTCGGTTTGTTTATCCTGCCATTAGGTATTGTCGCTGCTGGTGCATCTTGTTTGCTAATCGGTATTGCGATTGAGAAGGGTCAGTAATGCTCGGAAATTTATCAGGTAGTGGCAAAGAAGAACGCGCCATTAGCTTTCAATCTATTTGGGGCGCAGGCGATTCATTTGCATTCACGACTGAAGCCGGCTCAAACATAGACCAGATACAGGCTATGAAAATCAACGCATTTTATTCTTGCGTTCTTTTAATCTCAGACACCATTAGCACATTGCCAGTTGATTCATTCATTAGGCGTGATGGTGATCGCTTACCTTATCGCCCACAGCCTGCATGGATACAAAGGCCAGATGTTGATCTGTTACGGTCTGAGCATTACCAACAGGTTTTAATTTCGTTACTGCTAGACGGTAACGCATTTGTGCGCGTGTTCCGTGATACATCAGGTCAAGTAATTAACCTAGTTGTCATTGACCCTTACCGCGTTCGCGTTACTCGTAACAAGGTAACTCGTGAAATTGAATACATCATTGACGAGTATCAAGAAACACCAGTTAGCAAGCAAGACATGATTCAGATTACTGAAATGCGCAAGGCTGGTGAACTGCGCGGTATGTCGCGTGTTACAGAACTAAAAGATAACTTAGGTCTATCTAGTGCGCTTCAATCCTTTGCTTCCCGTTTCTTTGGTCAGGGCGCAACTACTTCAGGCATCATTGAAACGCCACAAGGATTAAACAGCGATCAGGCGAAACAGCTAGTAGATGGATTCAACTCACGCCATAACGGATTTAGAAAAGCGCATAAGACTGGTCTGCTAACAGGTGGCGCAAAGTTTGTGCGTACTGGCGTGAACCCTGATGAAGCGCAGATGTTAGATAGTCGCAAGTTAGCGATTGAAGAAGTAGCTCGTATCTTTAGAGTTCCACCGCACATGATTGGCATCACTACACCGGGCGCAATGTCTTATGCTTCCGTAGAACAAAACAACATTAACTTTGTTACGCATACCCTACGCCCGT